AAACCTATACGCACGACCAGTGGAGGTCATTATAGGTCAGCTCTCGAGCGCCCGTAGGGGCTCATTAGCACGTCCATTACAGATTTGCTAATTACTCGGTCAACATTGCTTTTACGTTGTTGACTACGTTGTTGATAGTTGTTTCGGGGTTCCCGAATTCATGGGTTTTAACCAAGGTGGTCTCAGGTTCGCCCTGGATCTTAAAGCGTGGTGTATACACCATCGCCTTGCTCTGAAGTCGCCATCCCACTGGTCAGCCTTCCGGTTTGGAACTCATCTGAGGCCCATACTACCCATGGTCGCTCCTGAGTAGTACACCAAAGCGGTTGAAGAGGTTGGGTTTGCCCAATGCCTCATTGTGTCCTACTGTGACTCATGACGCGCGTCGATTTGGAAAGACGCGACATCTCTGCGGAGTTTGTTAAAATGTTAGTCATGATACAGATGGTCTCTAATGGAATTCGATTAGGGTAAGCCTGCAAGATCCGGCGAAGCCGAGGAAGACCCAACTTCAAACACGATGGTTTGATGATCACCGGTGTGCATTCTGAAGACTGATACTATGTATTGACCTTCCGGTCGCTCTCAGATACCACCAGTTAGATCTGGACATGTTCGTGAACCCCAGGGGCGATCTACCGATGCTCCCCTGGCCGTGGTTGAACTTCTTCAACCCCCCGCCGTGGCCGGCACTTCTACCGCCCGCCTGGACAGCTGCCTATGGCCTCCAGGGTCCGATCCGAGCAAAGCATAGGAAGGTTAATGAGGGTTTCGGTGGGTGAAGGAGGTCGCAAATGGGGTTCCACGAGTGGTTAATCTCGCGACTGAATTCATTCGGGTACATGCTGCGTTTAGCCAGCGTAGTGATTGTGGACTATACCGGTACCGGGCCCGGGTCGTTATGTTCACAAGATTAATGGCACTATACCACCTTAAAGGAACTGTGCCCACTGAAAGAAACTGACCAGAGCGGATAATACATCCACTTTCCGAATGACCAGAGGATAGTTTTTCCAGAGAAGGCCGGCGGACGGGTCTGGAGTTAAAATCCCGGACTTTAATACCGAGTAACCCGTGGGTACGGGCTAACTTCACGCATAGTATTCGTAGCCAGAAAAACCAACTGAGATTAGGTTGGCGGAGTAAGGGAACCGTACGATACCCCGCGATATAAAGCGCATGCCACATTTATGTGGGTTGGGGAGACCCATCGAACATGCCGCTCGGCAATCGATCGACCGCTGTAGATCCTGAATTGGCTACATGTCGGCTTTTAATGAGTGGGGACTCTGCTATGGATGGGGACTAGAGCCTCTAAGGGTACGAATGCCTTGTGGACTCCTGAAGCGGGAGGAATTATACCCATGTAGAATTATTCGGGGTTGCGACCCGGCCGTGGATGGCAGCTTATGCCAGATTCTTCTTAGGGGAAAGTTCCGACTTAATTGGATCACATCGTACAATCGTAGCGCCCTAAGACGGCGCCACCTTAGACTGCAAAAGTTACCTGTCAATCTCGAGATAGGGGCAAAATCCTTCCGGGATGCGGGAAAAACAAACCAAAACGAACTGGGAATTTCAGGATTGTAGGCATTGTCGTGATGGAGGTGATAAGCGCTGCGGCTCGCCTTGTGCGAACCGTTATGAGTGGTTTCCCACCAATGCTATTCAGGAGCGTACCTAACTGGACGCAGCCGCCTCACAAAAGGGAGGGGTGGCCCCTTGGAGCACGGGCGGAAGGATCACAGGATGATCTGGAAGGGTGTTCCGACAACCTATAGGGCGAGCCTGCCTTTTAAACAGGCTACTAAACACATGAATAACCAGGGGGCCTGTGTGGCATCACCCGAGACGGGGGCTATGGGTGCCCCAGTCGAGTTTGGGACTGGCCAGTGCCAGGCGAAGTTTGATTTCACTCACCCCCTGCAACCCGAGGGGTATTGTTGGGTGGTTGGATTCGCGCCGGGGACGCGTCCTCAATTAGGAGCATGGCCTACAAGAGAGGCATTAGAATTCTTCGGGATCAGTGATCTACCGGTCCGCGAAGTCGCCCCGGGGTACTTGCACTACCACCCCGGATCGCAAGAGTCACTTAGTGACTTTTCACCAGAACACAGGTTGGGGGGAAAGGGAAAGTCGGCCAACCGCGCAGGACCGCACGGGAACATCACCGAGCGGAAGCATGCGGAGCTCAAGGGCCGGCGAGAGAAAATTGGGGCGCGGGGAAGCGCCACGTTTAGCGGAAAAGCCGCAAAATATAAAAAGAAAAGACGGGGGCATTCAACTGTCCAGGTTCGTGAGCGCCAGTCAATTAAGGCGCAAAGTTTCATTAAGCCAGAGCGGCCGATCGTACGGGTCGTGCCCGCTCAGGCGCAACAAGACCGGGTCTGCGAAATACAGGCCAAATACCTCAAACTCACTGAGCTACGTCTCCGGAAGACGATGACTCGTGAGGATGCCAAGTCTTGGGCTAGGTCCCAAGTTGATCTGGAACGGAAAGGCCTTGGCCAACAAACCAAGGAGATAAAACGCGCTGCCATTGCGCATCAGAAAAGCCTCCAACGGAGGGAGAAGAAAAAACAGTTTAAAAATCAAGAGCAACCGGCTCCCTCCGGCCTCATTTTCCATTGCCTGAGCAGGGCTGCCTGCCAGGTTGAAGAGCAACCCCGGATCAAGCCGGTTACGTGTGTGTTGGCCAGACCGGTGGTGAAACCGGCGATGATGCGTGCGGCCCCGGTGAGGTATGGGCCTTTCAGTTGCGATGGTGGCACCCGTGTTGCACATGGTCCACAAAAGTGGGGCCCAAATCCCCCGACTAAACAACAGCGCCTAGTGGATGGCGGATATATGTCCCTCGTAGGCTGCGCCTATGAGGAGGAAAAAAATAATAAAAACATTAATAAAACCCAGGTTGACAATAGGGCTCGCTCGATCCAGTCTCGGAAGGATCGCGCCCAATGGTCGACCATTTGGGTTAATGAATATAATGACACTAGGGCCGTATACCAGGGTCCTGGTGACAAAGAGTTCCACTCGCGCCTGGTGACGTTGCAGGCGAAACTGAAGTCCCTCGGATACACATTCCAGAGGGCCCGCGATTCTACTTTCGCGGATATTGAAACGAATCCCGGCCCTGGTTATAAGCCTAAATGTACGCGGTGTAATTTTAAGGTCAATCCAATGGGCAATTGTAGGAACCAGCATGGTGTCAAACACCAGTTTTCTCCTCTTGTCCACCAATTGATCCGGGACGCGTACCCAGCTTGGACCGCCGAAGAGACCACCACTGCGTCTATAAACCCTGGTCCTATCATGCACTTGGGAGGCAAGTGCACTTCGAGTAAGCCCGCAAGATCCGGCAAAGCCGGGGAAGGCTCGTCGTATATTGGTAATGCCACATTGAACCGAAAGGGTAATGTGGTCGGTGGTCGGGCGTTCACCGCCATCAGGATGTGTGATACGTGTGGTAAAACAAACCAATGCGACTGCGAAGAAGAGGAGGAGGATCTTGAAGACTTGGACTATAGTCCGATGCCTAACGGCTGCTCTCAATCCGATTCCTTGGAAGACGCGTACGCAAAGATGTTCACGTGTGACACTTGTGGATCTTACCCCTGTATCACCAGGGATGCCTGTGAAGCCCAACGGGAGAAGCGGCGAACAGAAGAACAAAAGACCTGGCGTTTACAAGCCAAAATAGCCAGGCAAAATTTAATCCGATACCACCTCTTAGAGTATTGTGGGGTGATCCGTAATCGTGACACTAGTGCCGCGTTAAAACGAGAAATCACTCGACGAGTCGAGAGGAAGCGTGTCATCCGCCAGCTATCCATTTTGGAATTTTACGGTCACCATGTGACACTACCTTTCAAAGTGGAAGAGGTTCAAATGGTCAAACTTTCCCGGCGGGGTATAAATCACAACTTTGGGAAAATTGACCAACATACAGGTGAGGCAGATGAAAGGAAATACACTCCATGGGCGGACTATCACAGTCTCATGGGACTTTACCCGAAAATGAATATTGAGGAGGAATTTGACGCGCTTTTTAGCATTCAAAAGTGCGGAGCCACCATTGCTGTAACTAAAGAAGAACAGCTAGCTCAGCGTAACCCTCAACATAAATTCACGGGATTATATTATCTTAACAAGGACATACTCAAGATAGTTGCACCTTTCATCGGTCATCATGCCGCTCCGGTTGTAGAAGTACAGGCACCAGCTGCAGCCGGCAAATCATTCTTTATACAGTCAAATGTCATTGACAGTGACTTGATAGTGGTGCCAACATATGACCAAGCCAAATTGCACCAGTCTAGACTTGACGCTAAGAGTTCGCCGGCCGTCGTGCTGACGCCGGAGGTCTTTTATAAGACCGTAGTCAAAGATAGACGGCAATTTGCCCGTATATTCATTGATGAGTGTGGCCTTGTAGACAAAAATCTACTTAGATTAGCAAGGTACGCTTGTCATTCATATGTCGTAGTGGTGGGGCACTACGACCAGGTGAACTGGGTGAATTTCACTACATATAAGGGCGACCTCAGACAGGTAACCCCAGTTCCAGACATTAAAATCACAATGAATCGGAATTATCGTTCGCTTCGCAAGATAGTCGATTTCACAAATGCCCTTACAGGCTACCAGGTTAAAGCCATGCGCGGTCCTGGTGGCAAAATTAATATTGAGATAGGGGATCAGTTCACTGGCGCAAAGGTGAATCATGCTGTTGGGCACTTTCAACGCATGAAATCATCAGACACGGTGAAAGGAATCCCTTTCAAAACCACGCATGAGTGGCAAGGAAACCAAGCCAAGCACGTCGGCGGTGTCTTCTGGTACCAGAATTCGCCAGGGTTCACGATTAGAGGTAGTCGCGTCAATAATTACGATTACGTTGTCGTTTCCCGAGCAGAGGATGAGCTAACTTGTCTATTCCGGGATCCGCGTGATTCCCGGATCGCCACGTTCCGATGGGCCCTGGCCCAACCACCAAAAGATAGTGCGCCTGATCTGTTGGTGGATGGAAAACCGGTGTTTGTAGGTAACATACAACCTTCGGATCAAAGACCACATGAGGAGGTGGCGGCCCTCGCCAGGGTGGACCCCGTTGAAGTTGGGAGATGGCAAAATCGCAATCCTTTGAGGATAGAGTGGAAACCAAACGATGGATTTATGTCGGGTACGGAAGCCACCCGTTACTGGGCCCTTCCGTACACAACCATCGACGGCACAACTATTACTCGGGATGATTCTTCCAGGCCTGTCCTACTACAACTCCCGCGTCATTCACCAGTCATTGGTGGGGCGTCTCATTGCCTCATTTGTGAACACCGAGAGTTCTGTAATGGTACATGGCATGATGAGTGGGCAATTGAGGCTAGTCGTGTACAAGTTCGAGAAGCCGCATCGGAAACCCACGAAGAACTAACCACCCGATCCAGGTCTTCGTTGACTACGGGTAAGGATCTAAAACCAAGTAAGGCTGGTTGCCTGAAGCGACGCGAGCTGGACCGCGCAGCACTGTTGAACCGGTTGGTCACCTTTTCTGACGACGTGACTGAGTTTGACATCCCAGAATGGCTTGAAACCCGTCCAACTTCTTTCGAAGTAGAGTGTGAACCTCAGCACTCAGACTATTGTTTAAGCCGAGATTTCAGAATCCAGCCATGGGTCCCAATAACACGGGAAGGGGTTGTACGTCTCAGTTATCCTAAAACTCAGGGCCTTCAATGTGACCTGGATGACGAAGACTTCATTTTACTGATCCCTGAGTTTGACCGGGCCACCAGCACCCTCTGGTGGCCTGAAGACCCGATGTCACAACCTGGAGTGTTAAATTTTGGTGTTTGGCAAACGAAGGGGTGGAACCCTGATGCGAAGATATCAGGCCCCCATTGCCAGGACCAAGCCAGTGTAAAACATCGTGGTCCCAACCAACTTACAATTCAATTTGGTTCTACGATGTGGGAAGGACTGGACGACTTGGCGGAAACGCCGGTTCCTTCGGGATGCTCTCCTTCTTTCCACCCGGACATGCCAGGTTATTGTTACTTAACAGCGTTCAACGCGGTTGATTGGGATAGGACCGCCTTAAAATATGGGAAGAACCCACGCGCTAGGCGGTTACCCAGGGGAATTCAAAGACAATTGCGCGTCTCACGGCTTGGCATTCGCACTCATGCGATCAACGATGCCGATAAGCCAAATGGGTTTAAGTCAAAGCACTGGCAAAAGATAGGCAGTGACAGAAGCTTAACCCATCAAGAAATCACGAGCGAGCTGAACCGGACGCAGCAACCACCACCGGACGAGCTGAACCGATCGCAGCATTTAACGAACGAGCTGAACCGAGCGCAGCAATCACTGCCGGACGAGCTGGACCGATCGCAGCACTTTACGAACGAGCTGAACCGGGCGCAGCATTCACCACCGGACGAGCTGAACCGATCGCAGCACTTAACGAACGAGCTGAACCGAACGCAGCAAAGCCTCACCCTGGCTTTAGCACGAATTGCTGAGCTGGAAGCCGCGAACCACAACTGTCGCGATGCCTGTGGACATGTACATGATGACTTCGCCACCACAGATGCCTGTTCTAAGTCGGCAAACCATGAACAGATGTTTTGTCCAGCCCGGTTCCCTAATGCACCTTGGCGCAAAGCCTTAGCGACGCAAATAGGGCGTAACTGGTATCCTAACCCTTCTGAGCTTTCTTTTCTCAAAATATCGAATCATTGTGAGCACACCAGAGTTGTGCGAACCCCATATGATCAACCAATAGTGAGACTAGACCAGCCCATTAGGCATAGGAGCGACCGTGGTCCCCCTCAGACCATAATATGCCAGAATCAACTTCTGCCACAAGAGGCAGAGTACAGGCTCGTCGGAGTGAGACCCCTCCGGGCAGCAGCCGCGATCACTGAGGAGTGGTCGAAAGATTTCGATGGACAGGTGTGTCAAATGACACCTGTTGAAAGAGATAGAGCGCAGCGAGCAGTGAAGTTGAGTAAATTTGGTAGCCACTGGTTACCAGCCGGGGCAACACCTGTATCCCCTGGCTTATACTGTACTCGACTGACATGCTGTGGGTCTCATCGGCGCGAGGAGGAAACCGTTGTTGGTTGGTCAAAGGAGGCATTGTTCACTCTGTTCTACGGCGCAACCGCACCTTCGACCTTTAGGTGCGTTAACTATATTTGTCGTCGTCATGTAGTGATGCAACCACCATTGCCATTTGTGACAAATCGCGGTGCCCCAAGCACTGCCACGTTTCCCTGGCACGCACACGGTAGCGTTGCTAGAGCCGGGATGACAAAAAAATTTGAAATCGTCACAGACCGAAACCAACAACAGGTTGTTGATGAGGATTTGTGGGTGGCCCTCGCGAAAGGAAACCCTCGAGTTCGAACCGGAGTGAAGTTGCCAATACGTCGGTGTAACTTCTGCGGCCAAGAGGGCTGGATCGGCAATCACAATAAATGCGCAACTTGCGTCGGTAGCTTAGAGTTCCCGCAATTGCCTGTCATATCCGACGCCCAGGTGGGTGAAAATCACCGACGAACCTTGCTCCAGATCCGCTTCACTGGCAAAACCCAGAAGTCAGTTTCCCTCCCAAGGAAAGTACATGTCCACTGGCTCAATGCCATAATAGTGATGGACGATGGCGGTAAGACTTTGTTGTGGAAAACATGGCCCGAAACGTTCAATTGTAGTCACCACCAGCCCCATTACGCTGGTGTTCGACCACGAGGTTACCTTTCGGCCTACGACCACCAAGACCGCATATTCCTCACTTCCCCTTATGCCGATATTACATATCCTTTTATACGGTATTTAGGAGCAGCGACACTAATTGGGAGAAAGAATTTCAATAGTCACGACATCGACTGGGAAGCCCAGAGCAAGGCGATCGCGAAAGTGGGTGTACCGCATATTAGGACCCACAATATTATCGTTTGGATTGGGGCCATCCAGACCATGTGTGCAAAAGCAGGACTAAAATTCCGACCTGAGCTCAGGCGTTATTTCTGCGAGTGCAACAATTCAATTGACCTACCAGCTGGCTTTTTATATAGTGCCTTGACACCTAAGTCCCCTTGCGGGCATGTCTTGAGCTGCCGATCTTTCGGTGGTGAAGGCGAGCACAGTGCAGCAATGGTAGAGACACATGCCCCGAATATCCGATCCATCCGCGTCGGCGAAATCCCCAGCCAGCCATTATCAATGACGACGTTCACTGGCAAACTGGGGTGCGGGTCCGTAGATAATCGAGTCTATCAACCTTGGAATATGGCCAGTGATGATACTATCTCCTGGCGCAATTCTACAGAGGCCTATAAAGACACATTAACTATGGATATCCTCCGACGGATGGGTAGGACTGTGGTTAAACTCGGTCCCATCATATTGGTGTCAAGTATACCAATAGCTGGGGCTGTGTACATAACCACTAGCAATTCAACCGCCATGGCTATAGTTACCAGGGGGGCGGAACATACCCACGACTATATTTTCGGACCTGGCGGGTCGGCTCGCCAATCGGTGGCCAACGCCAGCCTACGACTAACGTCAATTGGCGCGACGGTAAACGCTCAAACCGTCAAGGAACACCTGATAACATGGAGCAGGTTATTTTGGGGGGCCGTTCGACGTATTCCGGATTCGCGTACATCTGAAGACTTCACCCACAGGGTGTATGGCAACCGCCTGCTCTCAGATGGTAACTATCCGTTTGAATACATCGTCGAGACAATTAATTCGGCAACAGGACAAATGATGAGGTCATCGGCACGAGCGTACGTGCCAATACAAATACTCGAACAAATGGTTCGCCAGACTAGCGCGTTCACCTTACGCAATCCCCTAATAGAGATTTTAAGAGTCCTAGGGGCTATATTAAGCGTAGGTCTGGCAACAATGGGATTCCTGACTTCATCGTCAGTTTTGCTCTTGTTTGGCACGTTCTATTGGTGGCATTGTACCAGGGGTCAACAATATGATCCCCAGTCTAATTGCCCTATGCCAGACACACACCCATTATTAACACAGAACACTGGATTAGATGGCGGAGAAGCAATCGCCATCGATCCCGACACAGGAAGACACCACACCATACACGACGCGCTAGCGGTGTACTCCTTCGGAAGTCACGGTGACCATGTCCCCATGGATTGGCTCGTGAGATACATAGCGCAACAAGGTAATCGAGTTCATCACGGTAAGCTACATACCGGTGGTGCCGACCATTTGAGACGGTTAAGAGCAGGAGATTTAAGCGACGCGAGAACCGAGTATTTCCAACTACTAACTACTCAGCACTTGCCGTTTAAGCATACACTGCAACCACTCATTGGTCTTAAAACAAAAACCACTAGTTACTCGCTAAGCCCCTCCGGAGCCTACATTAACCCTTTCAACTTCCCGGTGAGCAACTGGCAAACAATCCTATCCGGTTGGTTCATGAAAACATTATCACCGACCGTTCGGGTCGGATCTCTCCGGGAAAGTATATTCCCGAGGTCCACCGACGGGCGAACCCGTTTGGTGAAGACGAAAGGACTATCACAAGAGGATCGTAAAGGGGTCTTTTGGTTGAGCGGCAGTGAAGGCGAGGACATCATCCCCGTGAACATTCGATTAGCCCATCGGCAGCTATTACGCACCGATCATACAGCAGTCTTCCAAGAAGTAGAACAAGTGTACTTCCATGGAGGAGCTGGCACCTGCCAGACCCTGTTGATGTCCGGTGTTGAAGTGAAGCCTGAACACTTCTGCGACGATAGCCTAGACCGAAATTACCATACGTTCCCAACAACAGAAGACGTAATGACCCGAGGCCCCATGTATATATGCGGCTGGTTGTTGTGGAACGGTTTCAGGGCCGATAAATTAAACCGGGTCGAAAAATTATACGCCCTGTTCTGCTGGTTAGAATACAGGAAATTCGCAGCAGTCCGATGGGCGTTAACAAGTGGTGTACGCATAGTTATCACTCTTCAATACGCTATGGGCAATTTGACGAACTTGTTACTTTTGTTCTTCACCGTTCCATGGTTGTATGAATTGAGTTTGAGAAATGTAACTAAACGACATGTCAAGCTTGGACTAGGTTTCATATACACCTATCCATGGCTTTTTGCGGCACACAAAACATCTGCCGCTCTAGGCATGTACGTCGTTGTAACTGAGTGCATCACTAAATTAGTTGCCGAAATAACAAACTGGAAGAAAAACCGCACGAGTCTTGTCATCACTCGTGCTTCTGGCTTCCCTCTCCCTTTCGGCCACACACAATTACGAGACAACACAACAGGAGAGATATATGAGGGGGCATTCCTGGGACCAGAACATAGTCTAGGGAAGCTCTTCAAATTCAGAAAATGGGTATGGCTCGATCCTGAGTTCATACCATATGACCCGTTCTTCACGGTTATATCCCTTATTAGCGTAACTAACATGCTTTACTTCTCGTGGCAATTAAACAAGATAGTTGGAGCTAGTTATGCTATATTACCGTGGTTCGGCATCCTTGCGCTCTGGCTGTGTGCGTTTGGTACCACAGCCTACAATATTTATCAGGTAAAAACGGGTGGGCGCAAGAAGACAATTAACAAGATAGAAATCCCGTTGCCATTTACCCCCGCAGCAGTAAAGCTAATGGTACACTATGGCGAGGCGTACCCTTATGGGGCTTTCGCCAGTTGCCATACTGCACTGTTATCCACCGTCGTGGCTCAAAGTTGGCTTGGAGCCTGGCTGTTCATCCTAATGGTCTTTTGTTCTTGGACTATCCTGGTGCCAGGTGAAATCGCCTTTAAATTCTGGAAGTGGACACGGATTCACATCCGGGGTGTCGAATTTGCGGCTGCAATAAACCCCGCTGTGATACCAGAATTAACTCCAAGCCCTTACGATGCCGGAGCGAAACTGCTGCCTGTGGTGAAACTACCGCGAGCTGAACCGATCGCAGCATTACCACCGCGAGCTGAACCGATCGCAGCATTATCACCGCGAGCTGAACCGATCGCAGCATTACCACCGCGAGCTGAACCGATCGCAGCATTATCACCGCGAGCTGGACCGATCGCAGCATTACCACCGCGAGCTGGACCGATCGCAGCATTACCATCGCGAGCTGAACCGATCGCAGCACTTTCATCGCGAGCTGGACCGGTCGCAGCTAATAACATTTGTGGCGCCATCGCTGCGTTGGTCCCTCTTCCGTTACAAACCGTGGAAGAGGTTCGATCTCTAAATTCGCATGCCGCACAAACTACCCGTCGCATTCGCGCAAACCCCATTCCTGATTATCATATCTTAAGCACTGGTAAACCCGCAAAATCCGGCGAAGCCGGGGAAGGCCAGGCCTTGCTTGACAAAGGAAGTGTGAACGACTTGGACGAAAGTCCGATGGCGAAAGCCTGCTCTTCCACTCCTGTGTCAATCCAGGCGGCGTTCGATAGATTAGATCGGATGGACGAAGTCCAAAGGACCCTTGACCAGATAGGATTCCTGATGAGACTTGCCACCGAAGGGACCGACGAAGAACTCAAGAAGGGACTCGCTCTGACCAAAGACGAGGCACGCTGGATTGGTGCACGGACTTTACTAGAATTAGTGAAACAAGGGGGTCCCACCAACAGTGATGCCAACATCAGGGTGAAAGAGATTGAAGCCCAACTTGAGTTAGAAAGGATTAAACCTGTCACGCCGTATGATGGAACACAAACTTGGCACCACCAAGTAATTGCAGCCCTGCGGGCCATCACAGAAATGGTGAGTGACCGCATTGGGGGTATCATTGCTGCTATCATCCATTTCATTGAAACTCGAAGCCATACGACAGCGAGCTTTGCAATCAAAGTCTGGCATTCATTGTCGTTTTTAGCTGAGTTATTCATGCAGGCAGGTTTAACGTGTATTAATGTCCTCCGTTCAGCCGTTCATTCAATGATCGATGAGGTTTTTGAACCTTCTCACAACAAGAGATTGAAAACGGCATGGGCGCTAGCAGGACTTTTCAAAAATCCTTGGCTCTCCAGGAAGAAAAGGTTCGAGGAGAATGTCGCCTTCGCTTCCTACCAAGGTCGCCGGGATTTCATCCCGGAGTTTCAAGAAATGATCGACGAGATCAACACTTATACTCGTCGACAAAACAAAGACATCCCCGAGTTAAGCCTCTCCTCGCAATTTAGAGATATTCGAATAGGCCGGCCTGTCATGACAGATGAACAAGCAGAATACCTGGGATTACAACCCGGAGAATATGTCACGACAGAGAGAAATGACGACCGAAATCGAGTCTACAGAGAGGCAGGCATACCGGTAAGTGGAGACGGCGTTTTCCTTTCCAGGCAAAACGATCCGTTATTCCGAAGCACATTCAGGTACACTCCCCAATATTTAGATGTGCCTGACAAAGTACTAGCCCATGAAGTTGCAGATGCTCTTTTCGAGCAGTATAAACCAGCTCTCGCCGACATGCAAATCATGACACCCAATCAGGTCTTGGCATACTACAAGTCAAAGTTTGCCCCTGGTTCACCGTGGATATCACTATACAAAACCCGCCGGGAATTGGAAGATGCGGGGATCACAGATGCTCTCTTCGAAATGATCGAAGATCGACTTGCATCAGGTAAATACCCCACAATGTTCCACAAGGCGTTTGCAAAGGCCCAAGTGGTCAACTTGGAAAAAATCCGCCACGGGAAAAATGTCAGGACTGTAGTCGCCGAAGAGCTATTAACATACTTCATGAACATGTGCATGGAATTAGAACGAAACAGCCGCCACGACTGGGAAAGCACCGGCTTAGGCATTGGCATGCCGATGAACCAAAACATGATATTCCTGTTTAACAAGCTCCTACGAGCCCAGCAGGATGGTCATGGGGTATTCGCGAATGCTGATGCCACAGAATATGACTCCCGAACTAAGCCGTTCACGTACGAAATTCTAGGGAGGTTAGCCCAACGAGGATTCAATGGCGCGCCACACGCTTCAGTCCTCCAGGCAAAGTATGATAGTTTACAACACTCTTTCATTTTTAATGAAACTGCCCGAAACTATAACAACAGTGTTTCGGTCATTATAGATGATGAAAACATCATACAACAATTGTGGCAACAACAACCACGCCGGTTCATCCCAGCACATGAACTGAATCGTATAGCCCACGAGCTCACGTACGACGGCCATGAAAAACATCTCCACTTAACCCACCCCATTCATTCTCTTTACAGAGGTCGCGTGATTCTCTGTAAGGATGAATTAGAAGTTACGCGTATCAATCAATATGGGGTACGAGAGTTTACGTATTTATCACCATTGTACATGTCCGCGAGGGCCACCCCTGCCTCTGGTAAAGTGGCCTGCCCGCAGCGACAGTATAAATCAATGGAGGATCTAGAGACATGGCTGGCTACCATACACGAGAATATACCAATCCTTTATAACGTTGTCGAAAAGAATCGGGGAGGAGGCACTGGGGAGAATGCCACATCTTGGGACAACGGTTGGGGATTTAAGGGCACGTTCATTGCTGCTTGGACACGGTACATGCGCGAAACAACAGGGAACACCTCTATATCACCGAAAGATTTCTTTTCTGGAGGGAACGTGTTGTTTAACACTGGGGACGACAGCGCAATACACTTGAAGGTCGATCCCAAAACGTTCAATAACCGATTGTTTGAGAAGATTGCTCACGAATATGGTATAGACCTGGAAATTGAGTTCTTCACAGATATCGATGCCGTAGAATACCTTGGAAAATCGTCCAGGGCTCCTAACACTGAGGACTACGAAGACCTTCTTGCCTGGCAAAGGGCGATGTATGCCCAAGACCGATCGCAAGGGGGTGCTGACGTCAGACAGCGTGGTATACCGCACCGAATAGTGTACCAACAGACTTCTAACAGCTGGCTACGACAAGGTGCCAACCGCTATTACCAAGCACAAGCAATGAATAGCCGGTACCTGGTCAGCTACCTCATGAAGAATTGCGGCACAGCACAAATAGCCGCATTTAACCACACACTCTTCGATGACCTCATGAGGAACTACATTTTGGATCTCGAAGAAATAGCGCATCGCCGATTCAGCATCCGATACAAGGCAGAAATCGAAGATGATCAGTACGGGCTACCGATCATAACTTACCCCCAAATACCGGGCCGGACCCCGAAACAACTCAGGAAGGAATATGGTTGGCAGCCCCATAGTGCGTCTTTTCTACGCCAGCCACGCTTGACCAAACATGAAGAGTTCAAGCTATTCCTCGAGACTATAAAATTTCCGTCTTATGTGTCAGTGCTCAAGAACCATATGAAGTTGGTAGAGTATGACCCAGAAACAGAACATGAAACATTTAAAAACATGATAAAACATAAAACCAAAAACAGGCATTTAGAGGCCATTAACTTGGTTGTCGATGTGGCTCAAGATTACATTGACTGGTACATCCCCCGACCAATATACAAGCAATTTGCCAGCTTGGTCCCCAGTCAAGGTGACTATCCTTTCCACACTGTCGACTACACTAATGAGAAGTGGGTTTACCTGAAAGGGAAACCTGAAACATATGCCGAATTCGTTTCCATGCTTGACCGCTCTCCGTATAGCAGCGTAAGCAATGGCTCATATTTTTGGCAGGAAATTCAGGACCCTAAATTCAGAGCCGATGTCGAGAAACATGACGCCGACACGTATGGGGCGAAGATCATCTTTGGTACATTTACGTACGCAATGATCTTCTATATACGAAAGGCAGCCGAACGCGTCCCGCTCTTCGGCACCCTAATCGCCATCTTATTCTTTTCATTATTAGATTTACCAAGACTATATGCTGTGGCTAGTTCTATCTTCTGGCATGGATATTGCGCCAGTAGTCCTAGCCTCTCGGCCCTAATGCCAAAAGACCCATATATTTGGGCCAAGCGAGTGGTATTTGCTGTCTTAGCCTCGCTACCGACCGAAATATTCTCATATCCACCATTCTGCTTCATGCCAGCAATGTGTCGGTTTGCTGGAGATTGGTGTGAGACTGGGGCACAGGGTTTAAGAGGCTTGATGGCCCTGTTTAGTGATCCCGGAGCAACAAGTGACGCTCCAAACGTCAAGCCATTCAAGAACCCTTGGGTAGAAATCGTAACCTGCCAGAATGGTGGCTTTGGCCGGCTCAGCTGTGAAGAGACAGAGTGGGTCTTGCCTGGAGATTGCTCCGGCCAAAGCAACAAGTCCATTAAGGTTCCCAAGGGGATGATCCTCCAGAGCGCGGTAGCCACAGGAAAGTCGTCCCTGTTGCCATACGCCATCCTTCAACATGCTGTCGAAATTCCAGTATGTAGGAAAATAAATTTCGCCAAGCAAGGCGGACGCATCGTAATTACCTTCCCAAGACGGATACTTGTACACCAATGGGCGTCAAAGCTAGAGACGTCATTATACCCAGTGCATAAGTATATCGATGATGGGAAGAAGAAGGGCATCCCTGTTGGCACTAGAATCGTCTTAGGTACAGACGGATCGATCCTTCGAGCAGTCGAAAGCGGTCTATTTCATAAATCAGACCTATTCCTTCTCGATGAGTTCCATCTGTTAGTCGGTCCTAAAGCCAAGTTATTTGAGACCCTTTCAACCCGCGGATTCCACTCTATTTTGCTGAGTGCCACTCCCGCTGAGGTTCCCGGGGTGAAGACAAATTTTTATAAGTCTCCCATAGCCCGTCGCTTCACCCCAACAATAGAATCCTACCCAGACGGTACCCAGATAATAGATGTATACACCTCTTACATTTATGGTTCAAAGGACAAGAATATAACAAACAAGAATAAAATACTTGTTAAGTGCACTTATCTTAACGGCAGAAATGGCTGTAATGAGGTAAAAGAGCAATTTGAATACCATAATAAAAGATGCTACATCCTGTGCGGAGCAAATTCCAGGGACCCTATTCCTGATGACATCGACGTTCTAATTTGTACTGAAATCATTAATACGGGAATCGATCTACCCGACGGGTATGATCTCATGATTTCAGACGGGAAAATGCACACAGTCAATGAAGGCGTACATTCACTGGAATGGGCCGACGCTGACACCCAACACCAAGGAGACGGCCGACCCAGTCGCAACAGACCTGGAGGCGTTGTATTCAGGCCAGATAGTGCCGGAACCGGGCCTAAGCCTAGCAATTATTGTTCAATGGCTTATCTGGATTGTTATTCCAACGCTGCTCTTCTAGATTTACCTCAATTGGTGTCAGTTGATTTCTGTGAAGAACCGTTATCAACCCACCTTAAAAACAGATATCACTTCGAGCCAACATGCCCCTGGCTTGGGATACGGAAGACCCTGAGCAAAACACGGCGGAATATGATTTGGGTGTACTACCAACTCATCAATGCCGGATGCACACTCCGAGATCTCGAGAAACACTGGGTTGACATTTTCACACATCCCATGGATGAATATCAACATATCCAGTCATTCATCAAGGATAATGGCCTGTCTGAAGTGCCACAAGCAGAGGTTGTCGGGTGGTTACGTGACTTTGACGTAGTGTGCTACGTTATGACAAACCGCACCGTAAAGACTATTCCCCCTCGGTGCCCTATCAGTATTATAGAAAATGGGGAAATAATTCTCACAACGCCCAAGTCTATTCCTATTAACCAATTTTATGCTGCATTTGCTGGTGAACCTCTAACACCATACCGAAAGTGTTATCGACCGGTCAGCCAGACAGCATTTAGGATTAACATGACGTCAACAGGGACAAGGGCGACAGCCGAGGAAACGAAAACCGAGTTCGTCAATGAATTGCTCGCAAAATCCACAAGATTGCTCGAGCATAAACCTACATTAGATGAAACCGGCCAACGGCGCCTCGAAGACTTGGTAGACTCTATTAAACAGAGGGTCGCAAGTATAACGATTCAACGGAATTCCAAGATGGCCCATCCCGTTGATGGAACAACCCTCAATGAAGGAGAGCTCTGTAGGAGTGAAGGGGGGCAAACATTCATTATCAGCACATCAAAGTGTTGTGAATGTGACCAAACCACTCCGCACACCCACCTGAGGAGCAATGACCTTTATGAGTTTTTAGGGTCACAAACGACGCGAGCTGAACCGGTCGCAGCCACTGAAAGGAGAACACAGGAAAACCGAAAGAAGACCACCCAATCCAGTCATTCAATTGATACGGGTAAGGATTTAAAACCGCGTAGGGCCGGTCGTCCGAAGAGCGAAGAAAGAAAATTGTCAAGGCCTAAGACCCTTCAAAGAGACCTTTCTTTGCCAGACAACACTAAGGGCCAGTGGGCCAATCGTACGGTCCGTTTCAAGGGCCAGTCAACACCAATGGGGCGAAGACCTCTGTCAGCGGTTAGAAAACCATCCTGTACATCTGAAGACTTGGCCCCAGGGCCGACAGCACCCGCTGGCTCTCAGATGGAAGGGAAGGCATCACCTCTCCCAACACGAGGTAGAACACAGGTACGAATCGGTAAGCCCGCAAGGTCCAGCAAAGCTGGGGAAGGCCGTACGAGAACACCGGTTAGAACACAGGATTTACTTGGTAAACCCGCAAGATCCGGCGAAGCCGGGGAAGGCCAAGGCGATGGACCTATTAGGGACCCAGCAATTATCATAAGAGATTCCACCAAGAGCAGTCGTGCTCAGGGTAAGATGAAAGCTTATGAACCACCTGACAATGCAACCGACTTAGCTGGTTCCGAACCACCTGTTGCCGAAACATCAGCAGCGGGTGCAATTAGGTCTTTGGGATCCTTGTCATGGCAGCAATATCGGGGTGAAGATAGGGAAGTGAGTACAGCTGAAGCTTTGCGCTCAGTCGGAACACACCCTTCTTCACAATCGATGAGGCCTAGACAAAGAAGCCGCCCAGGTCGATACAGACAAACTGGCAACAACATTATTCGCGGTCGAAGCTCAATAGTGGTCAATTTACCACGCTCCCGCCCTTCAAGTATGCTCCGAGGCCCGAGCCGCAGTGGCCGATTCAGGACGAGGGGAACACGGGGAGGTAGAAGGGGCACCAGACGAAACCGGGCTCCTAGGGGCCGCGGAGACTAATCGAAAGTTACAGCCGGATGAACACCGGGATAAAAATTTTAACTTGGCAATTACCAAGAAACCAGTGAAATACTGGTGGAAATCATTGCATATGACCCTAGACACTGAAAGACGTCGAGGCCGTCCTTTGATATAACGAATAGAGTGCAAGGCTCTTCTCCCACCTAGGTCTATACTAGGTGTGGTCCGATAACGCCAAAAGGCCTATGCGGGACCAAATGTGATAGCATGGATAGCTATAAGCTCGGCTTCGAGAGTGAAATTCCTCTTAGCCGCTTCACAAGCACAGACATAGAAAGTTTTGCGAACTGCGACCCGGGCGTGTCGATTGAAATGTAAACCAATAAGTTCAATCCACAACCGAAAGCATTAGCACTTTTCCTTTCTTGTACAGTCTACTGACTTTTCACAGCTATATCCAATCTATCCTCTACGACGCGAGTTTATACTTTAATAAAAGTACACGGGAGTAGATGATGTTGTACGGCAATGCCGAGCTATGTGATCTCAAACGAGTAGAATCCTAGACAATTGTTGCGCTGCAAACCTGCGCCAATGCTGGCTGCAAACATGCGCGCCTTGTTAATGGGACACGTCGAGATGGAGAGATGGATCGAACGGGGACAGCGAGCTTAGCTTCGAGCGCTCCTCCTCACGATCCAATCTGTGAAGAAAG